AAAAAACCGACAAGAACAGAACTCAGCGGTGGCTAAACTTGGCCTGTGTATGCAGTCGGCCTTAAACCCGAGTTTCAGCAGCAGATCGAACCTGGGCCGCATCCACCTCGGGTAGACCATGATATTGTCGTCACCCTGCACACACATCCTGACACTCCGCAACGCTGTGTCAAGACTAACACCCGAACGCACAATGCAGTACATGTGCATCAGACCGTTCAAAATGGAATTGAACAGACTCGTATACGGGTCACCTGACTTCCGCGTACCCGGGCCCCAATACTTCAGGCCATGGGTCGTCCACCCCCGGACGTTCACATTCGCGTTCATCAAGTCAATTACGGTTCGCGGCGCGCCCAATCTCCTGGCCAGCCATACCTCCAACTGGCATAGCTGCTGGCAGATACTCGCGTCCCACGACGTGACGTCGTTTTCGAAGACCTGGCCTTCGACATCGAGATATGACCCGATGTCGACTGCCGACACACCGCTGGTAAAACACACAGCGTGGTTCAGTCCCCAAGATGCCTTTACTGCATTTTGTATAGGCACAAAGGCGGGTCCTACCCGCGCAATAAACGGCGCACTCGCCGCTTGTATCCCACGTGGCGCCTTGTCCTTGCGGCCCTGCTCGCTATCGTAGAGATTGTTCTCCACTTTGACGAACAGCTTCCGCGAGGCCCAACGTTTCGCAAGCGACTTGGGAATTGGTGTGTCGAAGCCTACGCCCATCTCAACTAGCTTGGCATCTGCCCTTTTGATGGCTGCCTTAACTGCTGGACTGGCGTTGGACACCTGTAGGTATTGCTCGATCGTTACTGGACGCCGTCTCTTGACCCCAGGAAACAGCGCGCGGAAATTCCGCTTCACGAACTTGCAAAACCTCCCGACCTCCCTCAAGTCAGGCGTCGGTGTCTGCGCTAAAGCGCGACCTCGAAGTGCCCCATACTCATTCCAGGCGCAACTGGAATAGGTAAAGGGCTTGTAAGCGCCCTGGTCAAAGGCGCATTCATGACGCGTCACCCCCTCTGTCGACCTATAGTCACCTGCTATACCCGCTCCGGTCTTGAGCGGTTTCCAGCAGCTGGCTAGGCAGAGTTGTGGCTCCTGGCGGCTCAACACCGCCGGCATCCACGCCTAAAGTCGTCGAAAAGGCGGCACTCCCTTAAAGGAAATGTGCCACCACGGCTTCGGCAGGGGCGGGGCGATGGCATGCTTAACCACGGCCGCTGTCTTCTTTACAGCAAAAACCGTGCCCACCATCGCTCCCAGGGCCAGGGTGAAGCCCGCTACAGCGGGAACCAACCACCATCTGGTCCAATACGCGCCAGAAACATACCTGGCTCTCCTGTGCTGGTCCAAGTCTTCCTTGAGGTAATACCACGCGGAAAACGGGCCATAAAAGCAGATGTGCTCATACGCCGCGGCAGAATATGCCGCCGGTCTTAGCAACTCGACTACTTTAAGTTGAAGGAGCTTAAACGTCTCAACGGTTTTCGGCTTCGCCATACCGTACACCATTAGCTCCTTAACTACACAGGAAGGCAGCTGCACCAATGCCGTGCTCCACTTGAACTCGGCTCCAAACATCGGCGCATACCAATCATACTGCTGATCCACCAAATGCACTCCCACTTTGCAAAACTCGGGGACTAAGAATAGGTCCCAGCCCATTATTCGCAGGCTCCTTGAGTCAAAGTTAGATAAGAGTTCATCGTGGTCCCGAATAACAGCCGCGGGCTCCTGCGGCTCTTCTCTCGGGGGCGGAATCAGTGGGACTGCACGTGCTGGGGCCGGCGCGGCCTCAGCGTCCCTCGGTTCCTCGCGCTCAACACCTCTCGGCACCTCTGCATTGCCGTGCAGATGGTACTCGACGTGGTAGTGTTGATCGCCAGGTTGGCCATTACGACCACGGTCGCCGCCGGAACGGCGTCCGTTTCCTGCGGACCGTGGGGCATTCGCCCCGCGGCTGGACCCCGCAGATCGGTGGTTTTGCTCACCACCGGAAGCGAAATGATTGGG